GATGTCAAGAGGAACCTTCTTAGAAGTGTGAACATCTACGAAATCCTGGTATGCTTCAAGGTTCTCAGAACCCAGACCAGCAATCATCATTTCATCTACGAAGTCAGCAGTCATGGGCTCAGCCCAGGTGTATTCATCATCAGATACCACAGTGTCCTCCACCATTTAATTCACACACATCTGTATTGGTAATACCTTCTTCAAACTCTTCTCCTAACCTAGTAACGGCTTCTGAGTACGGAACAACTGTAAGGGGTTGACCACCTCTTGCACCATCCGGGTAGCATGTAAAGCCACGAAGACGAGAAGCATATTTAGCTAGCGTGTTAGCAAAATCCTTAGTCGAGAATCTCTGCTCACTCCTAGCAGGCAGATTAATAGTACTAGAAATAGACATGTCAACATAATCTTGTACATCCGCTTGGAATTTGATACGACGTTCATAGTCAAAAGCTAGATCAGCAGCAGTCTCGATGCTATCAGGATTGATTCCGTAGCGTTCAATCATGTCACGTGCAATACCCTCCACTTGGTACTGGTACTTCCACTTCGTACCTCCAGTAAGGTACCGTCGTTTATACGCAACTGCGAAGACGGGTTCGATTCCTGTTGTAGTTCCTGCAAGGATACCGATGGTACCTGTAGGAGCAATAGCACGATTAGCAACAGGAGTGGAAATCCCAAGAACTGAAGAGAACTTCTTTGAAACATCGTCTGATACACCACGGTATACAGACAACCATTTGTGTAGTTCTTCATTTACTTCATACCTTAAGCCACGTTTGATTAGCCATTCATGTACACCCATAAGTCCTAGACCAAGGCGGCGGTTCTTCTCTCGTACCTTAGCAATCTTCTCGTAAGGTAGGTCAGCTTCCAAGGTACCACACATAAGGAACTTAGTACCTAGTTCACACACCATAGCCATTTCAGAGATAGAGTCGATACGCGATAGGTTAACCGATCCTAGATTACATACGTCTGAGTCGTCAGAAGAGGTGATTTCAGTACATGCATTACGTAGAGTCTCATGTTCCTTATCGAAGAAGTTGAAGGAGAACCCAGGCTCACCATTCAACAGTGCCATCTCTACATTCTTACGGAAGACATCACCTACATCACCAGTAGCCATGTACTTAAGCAACCACTCAGTATCATAGTTGACTGAGATGTTAGTCATGTCAAGTGGAGCATTGTAATTGAAGTCAAACTTCTTCATGTCACCGACAGAGTACTCTGTTCCGTGGACCTTCTGATTATTCCAGTCCTTGACAACAAGGAACTCTTTGATGTCTCCATGTTTCCAGTTCAGAGAAGCATAGATAGCAGACCTACGGGAACCCCCCTGCATGACATTACGACCAATCTCATTGATCATGTTCATCTTAGGAATAGGACCAGAGGCAGTACCACCAGTGCGCTTGATAGTAGCACCATGAGGACGATAGATAGAGTAGTCGTTACCGATACCGCCACCTGTCATAAGGCAGGTCTCAGCCTTCCACGATAGGTTTGCCCAGTCTCCTCGTGAGTCTTCTTCAGAACGAAGGAGGTAGCAGTTATTAAAGAACTTGTTAGGACGTCCTGCGTAGTAGATATACCTACCACCTGGGATGAACTGACCTTTCTGCATAACAGAAATAAGGTCCTTGATCTCATCCTTAGATAGATACTTACCACACACTTGGTTGACTAGAACAACACATAGGTCATCCCATGTCTCACATCCATCGTGTCGATACTTATTGTTAAATACTGTCTTCGACAGTTCGGTCCTCAAAAATTCGTTGCTCATCTACTTCCTCTTCAAGTATTTTTTCTAGCTCTTTCTTTGAGAGTCTGAAATCTTTTTCACGTAATTCTACAATTCTGTGTCGATAGTGCTGATTAGAACCTAGTTCCTTGGCAACAGGATTAGACCTCTTCTTGTTCGATCTCACTGTCATACTCAATTTTATCTTGTGGATAGATAAGGTATCCCTCTTTAAGGAGAAGAGAGACCAGTTCGACATCAGAAATATTGTTCATCTCTAAGAGTTCTTCTAACGAATACTCATCGAGGAGTTGTTTCTCTAAATTTAGTTTGAACATCAGGTGTATTCTTTTCGTAAGCGCTGTAAGGATACGAACTCAGGGTCAAAGGACCCAGCTTCTGCGTTTCGTAGGACGGTGAGACCACGCCACCAGAGTTTGTTACATTCTCCTGCCCAGTCTGCTTCGTAATCTTGAAAGCACCCACCAACCAAGCCCATAAGTTTGCTGCCGTGATTGTCAGTCCGAACGGAATAATCCAACAGATGAGAGTGACCACAAACGCTACTGCCGAAAGTTTTAGTGATAAGAGAATACCCGTGATGCTCCCCGCCGATAGGGCGCCCCATAACTCCGGAGACGAAGTAATGAGCGAAGCTGATATTGCTGTGGGTATAAGTACCAGGGGTAGAGCCAGTATACTCGATAATTTCATTATAGTAATCCTCAAGTTTAAGGTCAGAGAAGGAGATTGCACCGTCCAACTCAGGAGAAATGTTAATTGCTTTCTTAATACGGTTCTCGTGATTACCTTCTAGGAAAATCCTTAAGGGTAATCTCTTCTTTGATTTCTTCCAAGGAAACCACATACGATCAGTAAAGTCAAGATGAGAGTCAATGTCTTTACGATAATTACGACCTTGAAAGACTCTCTTACCCTTGTCATAGCTACACAAGGATGGCATATCTGCACTGTCCCCTCCGTGGATCACTACATCAGGACGCAATTCTAGAAGGAACTTACCTAATAGGTCTGCTCTGGAATTGTCATGATCAGGGTGTGCGTGAGAGTCTGTGATGAATACGATATTCATTTAAGCCATTCCTTTGGAACTTCAGTTCCTATGTGATACTCAAACCCATTCTTAATAGCCCAGTCTGAGTATCGTGTCTTAGAAGACTTGTGAAGTTTGTTGTCCTGTGGGAAGATGAAACGAATGTCAGCATCAGGGTTCTGTTCCTTCACTGCTATCATCTTAGTCCTATCTGTTGGTCGAAGGTAACCCTTCACTTCAATGATAAAACTTCTTCCATCCTTCAAGAACACTTCATAATCTAGAACGTAGTTCTTCTTTAGTACGTACTTGAGCTTACGATTTTCGTAGAGGAAAGTACCTCGGCCGTTTCTCAGACTTCTTCTTAAAGAAGACCCTACCTTTTCTTCTAGCTGGCTTCTTTTTCCTGACGGCAGGACTCTCTCCCGCTTCTTTTTTTTCATTTCTTTTATCTATCCATAACTCAAATTCTTCTAAGACTTCCTGCCACCTGCTCATGGTACTTCTCAAGTAAGCGCAGCTTACGCTACTTCCGGTACGTCTGGTTCCTTCACTACCTTAGTTAAGAACACTGGTCCCTTGGAGTAGATAAAGGTACGTACACCGGGCCAGCAATCCTTCTTGAAGGGACAGTATGTACATTGCATGCACAATTTACGATTGCCTGACTTACCTTCTTCTTCATCAGGGTAGCAACGCTCAGGCATCTTACCGTTGACCATCATGTACTTAGTCTTAATCTGGTCATCGGAGGGAATGTGCTCAACAGGGTAGGTGTCTAGTACTAGGTGTCCTAGCTCCTTGTCTACTGCTAGGAAGGAGACATTCTCCTTATCAGTAACCTTGTCGTCACCGATAGAAGTAGCACCGTAGAGCATGATCTGATCCAGGTAACCAAAGGGATCGTCCATACGCAGTGCATTGTTTTTGAACTTATACATGCCACGAGAGTTAGCAGACTTGACATCGATAATACGACCATCGATAACTGCGTCTCGTGTGCCTGGGATACCCTTGTACTCTACTTTCTCCTGCTCACCCTGTACATCATGCCCTGCTGCCTTAGCTAAGAAGAGGATTAGAAGCTCTACCATGTCACCGTATAGGAACTTAAGGTAGGTGTTAGGAGTGAGCTTCTCGGCCTTCTCAGGGGCATTGACGCGGTACCAGAGCTTACGGTTAGGTTCAGCAAAGGAAGACATAGACACGTAGTTTCGTGTCTTAGTGTCTCCCATACGGTCCCTCATCATGTTCGCTACGAGCTTGCCAAAGTTATCAAAGTCTTCATCATTGATCTTGTACTTCTCCCTATTGGAGAGAAGATCGTAGATGTCGGGGATAAGGTCTTCAATCTTCTTAGGAGCTTTCATTGAAAGCGATGTCTCATTTGTCATCGTAATAGAACTTCCGTTTAACACACAGAGCCGCTGTTCCAAATATACCTAGGTATTCTATATACTTCTCACGTGCAAAATTTACAGCTTCTTGTACAGATTCGAAGCGTTTAATCTCTTCTCCGTACGAGACGAGAATACCATGTGCATCCTCGTCTACTTCAACTACAGGTTCCTTCATAGGTCAGTTTCCGATCTGTTCTTCACACTACTACAGGATACTGTGACATGACGTACAGGATCAGTGCTAGACCTACGACTCCGGCGATAATTAGCTTTAGCTTTCCGCTGTTCATCTACGTATTCCTTGTGTGATCGCTCTAAAAGAGCAGGGCTTAAGAAACCAATAGGGTTGATAGACTTACCCTTCTTGTACGATAAGACTCTTATGTCACCAGTGATAGTGGGATGATCATAAGCATCTGCATCAGAACGGTACTTCATCTCGTGCTTCTGTTGAGCGAACGTACTCAGCAAGGGTATCGATACGAACCTTCTCAATGCGAGAGCCGGGACCCTTGATTGTAGCGTAGACTTCCATACGAACGGTTACATCTGACCCTTTGGGGATAAACTTACCGTTGTACTTCTTCTGGTTGTACCAGATAGAGGGGGGAGTGAACTTGACTAACTCATCCTTGATGATCT